CTCCCCAACTCTTTATTTAATGTGCAAGAGCAATCTGCCATTTTGACTTATATACCGCGGTTGGGCACGTTAATCCGCGGTTCGGTGGTCAACCGATCAGATCCCAGCGTCGTAAGGCACGACCCGCATAGTAACACTAGCAAGCCATGACTCAATATAACGCTGTTCGTCGGCATCCATATCGAACGCACGTTCGAATGATGCCCTTGCCACTTCCGTGACATTGACGACGGCTGGCCGCAACGTGCTCTCCAGCCGGGCTCGATAGCTGATCTCTCTATCGAGTTCTTTCACTGGGCCGGCAGCTCTCAGCATTGCGTCACCCCATGCCTGTAACACAGGCACGCCATCTGCGCAAGCGAGCTCGCTCATACCCATAGAACGAACCAAGCGTTTCCAGGCCTCACCCTGGTAACGCTTGACCGATATCATACTCCGACTAATGGCTCGTCTCGGTGTACGAACCATTCGCCACAAACCTTCTCGAATTTCCACCGGCTGACACTGACAAAATTCAACCTCTTCGAGAACGTCAACTACCTTCCAGGTAGTCTTAAACCCATACCGCTTCCAAACGGATGGGCTCAAGTCAACCTTGGCCAAGTCCCGCCTCTCCAAGACGGTCCAAGAGTCATCGCCATTCAGTCCCGAATGGTGCCGAACAAATCTAAACACATCACTCAGGACGCTGTAGTTAACTAAGTTTGCATCCACCGACGTTGTGTACTCGCCGCTCATTTCCCGAGCAGTGCACGTGTACTTAACGCCTGATTTAGTCCAGGCCCTGTTGGACATCATCATGTCCAACAGCTCTCCTAGTCTCTCTTCCCCCGGGAAGGCCGCCACAAAGAACTTCTTCAACGCTCGCTTCCAACGACGCATGACACACGAATCAAACTTGCTATGATCAGCAAGGACGAAGACCGGGTCTTCGTACTGACTCATTGCGTCAACCATCATCTTGGCGACTGCGAAAGAGTTCATACCCTTGGCGAAAATCGGGACCCCACCCTTTGTCGATTTCCATAGTTCCTCCTCAATAGCCAACACCCATGTTGACAATTCGGCACAGAACTCAAAAGACCGATATTGGATGAGCCTCGGTGGCTTGACAAGGAGGGATGACTCGGGCCATTTTTCGCATTTCACGAAAGCCGCCACTCTGTCATGCCCTTCCTTGGGACCATCTTTTGCTAAATTCGCGAACGCACGCTCATATCTACGCTTGCTCGCTGGTGCGTTCTTGTGGTCGATTACTTCATTGGGCGTTTTACGTCTCCCGACGTCCATCTTCCTCAGTAATCCCATCATGATCGTAACACAGCGATCATACTCCTCATCTGCTGGCTCACCCTCATTCAGTAGATGACGCGACACCAACGCTTTCAGCTCATTACGAAAACATAGCTGATATGCGTTGTGCTTCTCAATCCACTCAAACGGGGGCACGTCAAACAAGTTGTATGCGTACGTTTTGTGCTTGCACGGTTCGTGATCAGGCACGCGCAAAATACGCGCCTGATTCAGGTGTGGCAGGGGCACAACCCCCCAACACACCGCCCGACGGGTGGGTTGGACCCGTCATGCCGGTTGCTTAGCGGATGACAGCTTGAAAGCCTGTCTCCCGCTCAGCGGTAAACGGACGTGCAATTTCTTGCCATCCGTAAACGGCACTGGTACCCCGACGTACTTCGGGTCCCCAGTCCGCAAGGTCCCACCTGCCAGAGCCGACCCCTCCTTAGTCGACTCTCGGTTCTCCCTAACGGACAGGAACGTCGTAAGACGCCTCTCCTCAGTGCTTTGGATCATAGCCCCCGCCAATGCGTTGGTTATCTCCTTTAGCCTGGCGACATCGCCCCACTCGGGCCGATTCTTGTCGCACCATGCCTTAGCTTTACGCTTTAGCACGTCGAGCAGACCTTGGTCGCGCACCTTCCCCACCGCCTCCAAACTCAAGTAGGCAAGCAGGTTATGGTCTGCAACGTCCAAACAATGGCGCGCCGATTTCTCGGGCCCCAGTGGGTCCACTCTCCCAGGCACCAACACAACCTTGACTTCCGGCTTCAATGTTGTGGTGGCGACCGCGCCAGGAGCGGTCTGGGTCCCCCCCTCCGCAGTCAAGACCTTAGCGGGGGGGGTTCGAGGCACCGCCTCAGGCTTACCCTTGCCTTGCCCCTTTGAAATCGGGGTCTTGCGGGGTGGTCGCAGTCCAGGGTATGGCCCCAGATCTGGACTCATCACGCCGCCTTCCTTCTTTCCAGCCGCCTTCATCGCGGCAACCTTCCCTCGCTTTGCTTTGGCTTCCCTGTCCGCCTGCTTCTTCAGCTTGCGCAACAAGTTCCGCTTCAGCGTCCGCTCGGTACCAGCCGAAGGGCCGTCACCAACTACCGGATGTACCAATGGTGCAACCGGACGGTCGCCTTTCGGAGGCGCCGGCGCGAGCTTCTTACTGCATGTGGGTGCAGCGGCTTTGAAGCTCTCCCACTCAAGGGTAAGGGCTTTCAACCTGTCTTCCAGACCGGCTGTAGGCCCAACGCCGTTGGTATCCACAACGACGGGTTCCAGAGCCACCGGCTCCGGTTCCTCGTCTATCGGTGGCAGGTTCTCACTTGCCTCCGTTTCAGCGGGACCACTAGTCTCCGAACGGGTGACGGGTTTGCTAACAATGTCTTGTTCCGCATAACCGTCCCCGACAACGCCGCAGGGGCTGACCACACGTTTCTTTCGAACAATGTAGCTATCCTCTCCTCTGCCCCCCGCGCAAGGGTAGCAGACAACGACGTACCGGTCGTGGTCTTCACTCCAACTGATGCTCTTGGAGTGGCACCCAGGACACCTTTGCGGTGTCCTGCCCGATTCGAATGCGACATGAGGGGTGGTGGACTTCCATTCCACTCGTCCCATCGGCTTCTTGGCAGCCGCGCGGTAAGCGGCTCGTTCCGGGGTAACCTTTCCCGTACGAGTCGGCACCTTACCGTCCTTCATCACACTCTCCGGGTCGACCTTCTTGGCAACCGGTTTGAATACGTTGACAAACTTGGTCTTGAGGTCCCCTGCCGCGGATTTAATGCGCCGGCCCTTCTTATCCTTAAGGGGACCTTGCACAACCGCGACATTGGCCAGCAACGTTTGTTCTTGGGAATGGCCCCTGGCCTCTTCCCTAGCATCAATGCGTTCTGCCGCTCGCCTCTGGACCGCCGTGCCCACGTTTACAGTCTCAGCGGAACCACCCGCATCTTGACCGAGATGTTCTAAACCATCATCTCCAAGCCGCCTTTCGGCGACATCGACGAGCTCGATCTCGGGCTCGTCTGCCATACCCACATACGGAATCCGTGAC